GTACCGTATTTGGAGGAGTATTCACCGACACTACATATTATGTTAAAGATATCATAGATGACGTATCATTTACTATATCTCTTTCAGCAAATGGTCCGGAATATCCGCTATCAAATGATATAGGTTACATGACAGTAACACTGCCTAATATTAACGTAGGTCAACCTACTATTCGAACTTATTCTTTCACCTTAAAACTAGAGAGTGCAGTCGGCGACGATACTGAGTCATATTCTATTACTGTGATAAATCAAAACGCGCCTAACAGCATTGGTGGACCGGGATTTGGACCAAATACTAGAGTCCCTACTATCTATAATACTAGACCCCCTACCTACGATATTCAAGACGATCCGATAAACTATAGCTATTATATTTTACCCCCCGATGGAAGAGGCACTACTTATCCTGCTACTACATTCGCTTATTTGGGACAAATTGCAAGCAACAACTATTTCTCGTTTAAAGTACTAGGTCATGACTTTGATAGTAACGATATAAAGTATTTGTTTGCTGATTTACCTTTAGGGTTAGTTGGTAATACAGACACTGGGTGGATTACTGGTAATCCCGTAATTGCAGATAACACTATTAGTTCATTCAGCTTTAGGGTAAGTGCATATAAAACTGCAAATCCATCATTGACTACCCCGTTTGTTGGGTTTTCATTCAGACTTGCAACAGGAATTGACGGAGAAGTTACATGGGTATCAAATACTGATTTAGGTACTATCTTTAACGGCACAGTAAGTAATGCTAAAGTTGAGGCAGTATCAGATGTTGCCTTACAATATAGGGTGGTATCCGGTACACTACCACCTAACTTGACATTGCTAAGCAATGGAGAAATTTCAGGTGTTGTAGCATATCAACCTAATGAGACATTTACTGACCCGAACACTTCAACTACGTTTACCTTTACAATCGAAGCATACTCCCCGCAATTTGCGGTAGTATCTTCTCAGCAGACATTTACTCTGACTGTGTTCCAAGAATATAATCAACCCACAGACACGTTGTATATTAAATGTTCACCTAGCATTGCAGATAGAACCTTATTGTCAAGCTTACTTAACAATGAGCAACTTATCCCCAGTGATTTCTTGTATAGAGCAGAGGATCCGTACTTCGGTAAAGCAACCAGCGTGATATATGAACATGCGTTTGGTATCTATGCCAGCTCATTCGATGAGTATATCACCGCAGTAACTAAAAATCACTACTGGAGAAACATAACCTTAGGTGAAATTGAAACTGCTATTGCTCGTGATACTGACACTGGCGAAATTCTATACGAAGTCGTATACAGCAGAGTTATCGACAATTTGGTAAATCCGCAAGGAGTTAGTGTTGACAAGGAAGTAGTGTGGCCTAGAAGAATACCACTCTCTCTTGGTCCATGGTACACTAGTATCACTGACATATATACTAGCTATATCGGAATAGATAGTCCTCCCCCTACTTATTACACTAGTTTGACTCCAGGAGAGGCTAGAGTACTTTATCCAAACAGTTTGCCTAACATGAGAGAGCAAGTGGGTGACGTACTAGGTCAAGAATTTAATAGTAATCTTCTTCCTAAATGGATGACAAGTCAGCAGTTAAACGGTTCTACTACTGGGTTTGTCCCGGCTTGGGTAATCGCATACTGTAGTCCTGGCACAACTACCTTGAACGGACAGATTGTTTCTTACGGCGAGTATATCAAGTATCAGATAGAAAACAACTGGAAAGATCCGGTTGGCGACGTAAATACACTAAATCAAATCAATTTTAGAATTGATAGGTTCACCGTAGACAAGTCAATTACATTTAACTACGATAAGAATGTTAGTCCTCCCGCATGGACTGGGTTACCAAGCGCAAGTCCTGTTCCTAATCCACTTGACAGCAAAGACTTTTACGTATTGTTTCCTAGAAAAACAATTTTACCCGACCAAACACAGTACTAAATACATTACGGAAATAGAGAATTATGAGCCAAATTAACACTAACGGAATCAACACTAACTATCCAGAACCGGGAACCAATAATAGTTCTCAGGGTTTTAGGGATAACTTTTCTCAAATTAGAACTAACTTAGACACTGCTTCAAACGAAATCACTGATTTGCAGAATAAAGTTGTTGTTAAAACTGCCCTTAATGGTACTGTTCTTAATAACGACATGGCCAATACTCTCATTAGTAACGCTTCAACTAGCGGATTTAGAGCCACAACTTACAATTTAGGTAATGCATTGTCGGGTACGGTACTTGTCGATGTAAATCGTGCTGATGTACAGTATGGTGCAGTCACTGGCAATCTCACATTACAGTTCGGGGGTTGGGCACCTACTAATACAGAAAGCAACGTGGTATTAAGACTTGCTGTTGCTAACGTAGATGCAACAATTTCTTTACCTAACGCTGCTGTGTCAGCTAATAATAACTTTGGTGTAACTATTCTTGAAAATTATCAAGATGTAAGTGGTACTGCAACATTAACTGCCCCAGCAAACGTGAGCATTATTGAATATACCTTCAGCACATTAGATTGCGGTAATACTATTAGCGTATCACCTACTAACAGACCGTTTCAATCTACACAAATCATCAATCGTGATCCTGCCCCAACAGGACTGCCGGGAGATGTTGTCGGGACAGTTGCAGTTGGAAACAGTGTAGGCGAGCTTAACGTTACTTCCACTATTGGGACCGGCAACTACATTATTGTAGGTTCAACCTCCGGGCTATATACTGAATTACCTATTGTATTTACCGGAAACACTGATGCTGCTAATAGCAACATTACAGCAGGGACTACTTATTATGTAAGCACAGTTGCTAATGCTACTGCATTTACAGTTTCTACTGCGGCCAGCGGCTCAGAACTTAATGTAGGGACAAGTTCTCAAGCATTTAATGGTAATCCAATTAGCTATCTATATGTATGCACTGATGCGTTTGATTCTACTATCTATCCAAAGACTGTAGGGAACACTTATAGTGGAAATTTAGTTCAAATGTCTACTACTAACAACTTAGCAGTAAATGCTCCTATCGTTTTTACTGGAAACGTAGACACTGCAAATACTAATTTAGTTGCTAACTCAGTCTATTATATCAAAACTATTGTTGATGTAGATAGTCCTTTAGGAAACATTACTATTAGTGCTACTAGAACAAGTGGTATTGCTGGATCTACTTTTGCAGTGGGTGCTAAAGCAAACTTAACCATCAGCGCAAATGCTTATATTGGCACTGATGTTTGGAAGCGTGTGGCGCTAACCAATTGGTAATATAACATGGAGCATCCATTCTTAAATAAAGCAGACTTGAAAGAATTGTCAACTGAACAATTGCAAGAAAAAATGACAAGTCTTAATAACAAGTTGACATTTGCATATCGCACGGGCAACGGTCCGCTTATCCATCAATTACAGATGGTGTTAGAAACTTACCGTAATCAATTCACTAGCAAGATGGATGAGTTATTTGAAAAGCAAAACATCAAAAGTCAAATCAACATTGAATCTGATAAAAAATGATAACTAGGATTGAGAAAGATTTCTTTTTTCTTGCGGGGGTGCATTTTGATGATGCATACTTCATCAACTCCTACGACTTGACGGCATCATTTTTGGTAGAGTCTGACTGCCCCAAAGAACATCACATTGCAATGAGCAGACTTGAGCATTTTATCAAGGATATAATGTCTAACGTAGTCTTCGTTCATCAGGATGAGGTTGACGCAATCGAACGCTACGAAGCAGCCGGAATTCAAGTATGTGAGCTTCCAGAGATTCCATTAGATCAAGTAGTAGCTATTGTATTATTGCTAAAAATGAATGCGATTATGGAAGGCAGAATGAAGATAACGGATGTCACCGTAGGTTCTCTATTGGGCGAAGGTGTGCGGTATCCTATAGTATCTGAACTTGCAGAGAGTGCAGATATGGTGGCAGGCAATCATTGGTGGCACAAACCAGATAAGAATGTGTCTGATAAGAACATCGAATTCAATACTGATAATGTTGTTAAGCTGTTTTTCGATGATGATTGGGTAGATATGGGACTATCCTGGAAAGATAAAACTAACATTTAACTTGACATTCCTTAAATTTAATGTCATAATGCTATTATGATAATCGACACATACGGTCAGCAAATCTATAGCGAACAGGACTTGATCGACATTTATATGTCTAATCCTGAAAAAAGCTTCACCGCACCTATTCTAGTCTCAGAAAATATTGTGTTTAATAGTAATTTAGATTTGGATAATGTTCCGAATCTAATTATGTATGCCGTGAGTGACGATTCTGTTGAGCAATTCGATCAGCAGTGTCGTGATAATTGGTTCTTCCCGCAAGAATATAAGAACTTTGACATTGCAAAGTACATACTAGACCAATGTCAAAATGAAGAAGAACTACAACGTGCAGGCAAAGAACTATTACTATACCAAGAACGTGACATGTTCGTACTATTACAGTATTTAAAGTATCTAATTGATACTATGCGAAACAATAACATTGTTTGGGGAGTAGGAAGAGGATCTAGTGTCGCAAGTTTCGTGTTATACTTGATAGGTGTACACAAGATTAACTCTCTTTATTACGACCTCCCTATCGAAGAATTTTTAAAGTAATAGCAGTTTTCAGAACATAAATATAAGAAAGGAGTAAAGCAATGGGAATCTATAGAACAGCACAAGGCAAAAGGTTAGATATGGCGTCACTCGCCGCCAAAAATGAAAAGACTCGTGCAGTGGGTAACATGAACGTTAACGCTAGGGGTGACACTATTGACAGTCATGGAAAAGTTGTTGTTCCGGTAACTAGAAAAGTAGGAAACCGATACAACAACTCAGTAGCTAATCCTGAATCGAACAGAGCAAGATCAACAGTCCGAGCGAAGCCAGAATCTTCACCGGAAGTTGATACAACACCCGCACCGGTAGTTGAAGAAGAACTAGTTGAAACTATGTTTGATGAAATGACTGACGAGGATTTAGAATTTCTAGAACCGTCAGATGAAGATTTGGAAATCGAAGAAATTAAAAAAGTAGAAACAGAAAAAACTAAGAAAAAGTAAACATGGCAGAAAAACGCAATTTAACTACTGCAAAGTTTAAAGAGTTCCGAGCAATCGGAGATCACATCCTAGTTCATGGGATGGAATTTAGAGAGCGTCTAAGTCGTGGTGGCATCATCATGATTAACGACGATATGAAAAGTGCGGGTATTCGTCCAAGATGGGCGCAAATATACTCAATAGGACCTAAATGTAAAGAAGACCTTAAAGTAGGTGATTATATTATGATAGCACACGGTCGCTGGAGTCGAGGAATGACTATCGAAGACTCTGAAGGCGAGAAAACGATCCGTAAGGTAGATCCAAATGATATTTTATTAATTAGTGAAACACCAGTTAACGATTACACAATGACAGATAAAGAATATTGATAAGTTTGGGAAAGTGAGAAATAATTGAATGATTGCTGCAATGGATCAATCACTTTCCCAATCTATTTGACATTTTTCTCAACCTATACTATACTAAGATATGAATAAAAAACCTGACACAACTACACTCATAGCGACAGCAGCAGTAACACTTGCCGCAGCCGCCACAACCTATATGTTCTTTAAAGCATATAAGACTATTCAGACATTGGAAGAATTAGAGCTTGACTTCGGTAACGATGAGGGTATATTATCTATGTTTACACGTAAGGATACAAAGTGAAGAATAATCTCTGGGTAGAAAAGTATCGTCCTAAGTCTGTTAAGGACTATGTATTTGTTAACGAACAGCAACGAACACAAGTTCAAGCTTGGATAGCTGAGGGTTCTATTCCTCATCTATTGTTGTCAGGTGACCCGGGTACAGGCAAGACAACTCTTGCGAAAGTTCTCATCAACGAACTAGGCATTGAAGAATTCGATGTACTAGAAATCAATGCTAGTCGTGAAAACGGCATCGATAATATGCGTGACCGGATCAATGGATTCGTTCAAACTATGCCTTTTGGTAAGTTCAAGATTGTATTACTTGATGAAGCTGACTATCTAACTCAGGCTGCACAAGCTGCACTACGTAATGATATGGAAGCTTATGCTGATACATGTCGGTACATTCTGACTTGTAACTATGAACACAAGATTATTCCTGCATTGCGTGAAAGTCGTTGTTACAAGTTTCATATCGCTAAGCCCGACATGACTGACTTTACTGCTCGTGCTGCAACAGTGTTGATTACTGAAAATGTTGATTTTGATTTGGATGACCTTGACACTTATGTTCGTGGTTGTTATCCCGATCTTCGTAAATGTTTGAATCAGCTACAGCAGAATTCTACTACTGGTAAGCTAGGTAAGCCACAGTCAACTGGTAGCGGCGAAGATGAACTTCTAATGGCAGCAGCAGAACAATTCAAGGCTGGTAAGGTACTTGAAGGTCGTCAACAGTTGATGCAATATATCGCTATGTATCCTACTAGACTTGAGGATGTGTATCGTTGGATGTACGACAATCTTGACCTTTGGGGAAGCGCACAAGAGAAGAAGGATGCAAGCATCATCTTCATTCGCAATGGTCTTGCCAATCTTCCTCTTGTCGGTATCCCTGAAATCAGTCTAGCAGCAACACTTGTGGAGTTGACAGCATGAGATACTTAATTATTTCATTTTTACGTAGACGGGGCGGGCAGATTGACGAAATGGTGTCTACTGCAAAACGTGTTCGTACATCTGATATGGAAAGCGCAAACGTCATTCTTGACTTTGCTGACAAAAAAGTTGTGAAGTGTTTGATTGAGGGCAAGCCCCATCCTACTGAGTTTGATAAGATGAAAGACTATTACAATAAGGTCTATCCAAACGTAATTCAACAACTAGAACGGGAAGCCTCTATCACGAAAGATAGAGAAAAACTAGAAGCTAAGCTTGGTGCAGCAAAGAAATAATAAACGGGGCGAAAGCCCCGTTTATCTTATGAATACATATTCAAAATGTGTTCAATGATAGTATGTCTCCTAATATCTTTAGTATCAAATTCGCAGGTTGTCATGCCTGGCACTTTGTGAGTTTCAATTCTCTGCTTGAGGTCTAGTAGACCATTATCAGGTGTTTTTCTGTCGGTTTGTTCAACGTCGCCAGTAATGACAATTTTACTGCCCTCACCAATTCTTGTCATTAGCATTTTCATCTGACTTGGCGTTGCATTCTGAGCTTCGTCCAGAATGATCCAACTGTGCTTAAAGTTACGGCCTCTACAGAAGGCTAGTGGGGTTATTTCAATAATTTGCTCCTCGACCATGTACTCCAATTCTCTAGTTGAATAGAATTCTCTCAATACGTCAAACAACGGTCTGACCCAAGGTTCCATCTTTGCATTTAAATCACCGGGTAAGAACCCGTGTTTTTCATCATCGACTGCTACAGCAGGTCTAGTAAGTAGAATCTTTTTACAATCTCCTTTACGCATAGCTTGTATTGCGGCTAGCATTGCAAGATATGTTTTACCGGTTCCCGCAGGTCCACTCACCATAACGATGTCTGTTTCAGGGTCTGTTAATGCTATGATATATTTTTCCTGATTAATACTCTGTGGTATCAGTTCGACGGGTCTTTGGACTTTTTTGGGTTGGGTTTGTGTAAAGTCAATAGTTTTAGCTTCTTGCACGTAGGGCACGTGCCTACTGTTTCTGTGTGATCGTGTGTCTTTTCTTAGTTCGCTTGTTTTTCTTTTGCTCACAAATGTCTCCTAATATGATACATTAATGTTGAGAGACCTTCTCTCAGAAATACTTAGAATAGGACGGGTAAGTAAACTATGAGCATGTGAAAAATAGTTTTGAATGATAAATATATTACTCGGTTCTAAGATGATTCTTACATAATGTTGCTGGAGAGATAAATACTTCTATGAAAAGTTTACCAGCAGATAGATTCTTTAATGACATCGATTTCGTCAGTATTGTAGACACCATCAAAAATGTCTACATGAGCGACGGTTCCATGTCTACCTTACTTGACTACGAACGTGTACTAGACGAAGCAGATGTTTATGCCTTCAAAAATTGGAAGCACGGGGAGTTGGTTCAGGGACCTAATGTAGGAAGATATGCATGTAAGTGCATATTCATGTGGCCTTACAAACTAATGCCTGACCCAAGAGCAGCATTGCGCTTAATCAACATCGGATGCAGAGTTACTTACGGTAAGGGTGAAGTTAAGGTTCCGGTTGAAGTTAAAGATTATGAAGACTTTGTTCCCGGTACTAGATATCCAAAGATGCATGAACGCAAAGTTTGGTTTGTAGAAGTAGTTGTACCGGTTGACTTGATGGATGATATCAAGGAAGGTACGATTGACCTAGCTGATCAAACTATCGACTTATCCGAAATTGACGATGCATATAATGAAGATTTAGATAACATCGAACAGACTGAGGCACAGCAAGGCGCCGACGCAGGAATGGGCGAAATGCCAGCAGCCGGCGGCATGGCACCGGGAGCACCGATGTAATGACTATTCTTAACGAAAGCCTAGATTATCTAGATATGGAAAATCAAATTAATGATACCATCACCGTTGATGAATACTCTGCGAAGATGGGTAAAGATAAAGATATAGTTACAGTAACCTTTACTGTCAACAACAAACTCGCCGCCGATGATTTAGTGAGTTGGCTTGAAAGAGGTTACGATTTTGTGCTAGATGCTAGTGTTAGCGAAGGGGAAATTAAGCCCGGCAAGTATCTAGTATTCGTTGAAATGGACCGTAGAAGTAAGGTTCCAGAACGAATCATTTCAGTATTATCTGATTTAGAAACATTAACAGGACTAAAATTAAGTGATTGGACTGTTGAAGTTGGTGGAGAATCAGTTGATGCCGATGAAGCTGCATTAAAAAATGCAATTATTCTTAATCCTAATAGGTATGAAGAAGAAAAAGGGGTTGATGAAGACCTAAATGAATTCAGACAACTTGCGGGATTAGAATCTAAACCAATGGTGTACGAAGAAGATGAGTACATTAAAAATCTAAAAGCAATGGCGGGGATGTAAACATGTTTTTACCAGAAAAGAATAAAAGTGAAGAACTACAGCTTGTCGCAAAGAACGACGAGCATCATAAATCAATGTCGGGGGATCAAGAATTTATGGCACAAGTACAAGAAAGAAATGAAGAAGCTAATCAGCTCATGAATCTTAACAATGCTGCATTAACACAAGCAGGAACTAACGCTGCACAGAATGCAGAAGTACTTGTGAAGCATAGTGCAGAGAGTGAAGATTGGATCAACAAGAAATGGCGTCCTGCAATGGGTTGGATGTACATGGCAGTCTGTGTTACTGACTTCATTATCTTTCCAATTGCTTGGTCTGTACTACAAGCCGCAACTAACGGAAGTGTAACAACTCCTTGGCAACCAATCTCACTACAGGGTGCTGGTCTATTCCACATCGCAATGGGTGCTGTTCTTGGTATTGCTGCTTATGGTCGTACTAAGGAAAAGATTGAGGGTGCAGCTAATGTTGACACCGCAGTCGGCGCTCCAGCTAATCCTGTGAGTGCATTCTTAGGCAAATAAACTCTTGACAATCGACACCCAGAGTGCTATAGTGTAACAATGGATCATTATAACACTCTGGGTGTCCCACGTGACGCTGATCACGATACAATCAAAAAAGCTTATCGCAGGCTTGCTATGCAGCATCACCCCGACAAAGGCGGAGATCCTGTACAATTTCAAAAAATTAGTGAGGCATATGATACATTAAGTGATGTAGACAAACGCTCTGCATACGATAACCCTGCAGCAAGACAGCAGAACTTTCAGGGCTTCCCGCAAGATTTTAATATAAACGGGGTAAATCTTAATGATTTGTTCGGGCATATTTTTGGACAGAACCAAAGAAATACGTCTCCGGTATATCGTACCACTGTTACAGTATCACTAGTCGATTCTTATAACGGAGCCGATCATGTCATACAGTTGAGTTTACCGAGCGGTATTAAAGTAATTAACATTTCAATTCCTACAGGTGTACAGACTGGGCAACAACTGCGGTACGATAACATCATCGATGGGGCCTCACTAATTATTGAATTTCATGTGCTTAAAGATTTGAGATTCGATAGAAACGGTTCCGATTTATACGCTAATTATCCAATCTCTGTACTAGATTTAATTGTAGGGACTAAAGTTCCATTTCAAGCCATCAACGGAAAGATGCTTGATGTGACTATACCCGCAAAGACACAACCAAATCATCAAATCAGACTTCCCGGGTTAGGGATGCCAATTAGTAATACAGGGCAGTATGGTGACCAAATACTATTGCTAAAGCCCT